ATGCAAGTCATTTGCAAGTTTTGTACTCTGCCCTTACAAAATAACGCACTTGCATTATGTTCTGTAGTTGCGTGCAAGTGTGGAGATAATTTTTGTTTTCGCTTGAAATCTTATACATTATTTAATATACAATTTTTCAAGAAGTTCTATAAGGCGTTTGTTTAAGTCGTCTTGTCTCTTTATATGTTCACATATAATATCATTCTGCTTCTGAATGATATCGATTAAATCTTTGTTGTCACTTTCTCTTAGACGCAAATCAGCAGAAGACTTCGAACTTTCGTCTTCGATTATACGGAATGCGTTAACATCGTCTTCTCCAAACTTTTCATAAAGTTTCTTGTATAAAACGATTGGAAGCTCAATTCTTTCGGATTCCATACGTGAGATTCCAGACTGGGCTATACCAAGTATTTCTGCAATTTCAGACTGCTTCAGTGAATGAGCTAGTCTAAATTCTCGTAACTTAAACATATTTATCAAAATTGTTAAATTTGTATAACGACACAATAAATATACTTGTATATTTGCATATATCAAGATATATTTGTATCTTTGCATAAAGATATAAATATAACGCAAAGATAATGGAAAATAACCAATCGACAAATACTTTCGGGCAAAAAGTAGAAAATATAACCTTAAAAGGTTATTACAAAAGATTGCCCTTGCGTAGTGCGCCGAGAAACGACTTTATAAAACATGTGGCACAAGAATGTCATGTTACTATTCAGACGGTGCGTAATTGGATTTTGTATGGCATAAAGCCTCAACAGCGATGCCATATTGATATTTTATCAGAATTAACAGGAATCAAAGAAGAAAATTTATGGAAGGATTAGAATTCTATGTTTTTGAAGATGAGCTTTGGTGTAAAACGACAAGCGGAAAAAACTTCATTGTTGATGAGACAAAAACTGAGATAGTGAAGTATATGCTTGAGAAAATACGTAACAGATACCCAGAGGCTTATTCAGCATTGGAATCTATATATCAAAGCAGTTCTCCTAACCAACCGTATTATCAATATCTTTTAATGCGAAGGTTTTGTAAATGCAATTTCTGCAGTCTTGATGCTACAGTGTATGATGTAGAAGATGTTGATGCTGATGGAAAGTTTAACTTTGAAAAGGTAGAATGCCCTATGCGTGGTGAATGTCCATATGAAGGAGTTATTTGTATGCCGAAATTTAACTCAAATCTTTCAGCAGCAGAGCTTCGCGTGATGGAACAATTATACAGAGGTAAATCTGAACAAGAAGCCGCAAAAGAATTGTTCTCGTCGCCTAATACAGTTCACCAGCATGTAAAGTCAGTTTATGTGAAACTCGGTATTCATAGACTTGCTGATTTTATTCAATATGCAAATAGAAACAATTTGTTTAACAAACTTAGATAATTATGGCTATACTTAGAAAGAATGACGTTGTTAAAGAACGTCCAGTTATTATCGTCTTGTATGGAACTCCTGGTACTGGCAAGACTTCATTGGCAACAACCGCCGAGAGTCCTATGTTGATAGACACTGACCGAGGTTTTGACAGAGCGGTGCAGCGTCCAGACATCGTAGTGACGGCATCGCAGTGGGAAGACATATACAACGAGGAAATCATTGGTAAATATGTCATCGAGAATGGTGTGCAGGTTTGGAAGCCTGGACTTATTTCAGAGTGTAAAACTATTGTAGTTGATACCGCAAAAGCTATGCTTGACGATTATCTCAGTGCATATGCAATTAAACTTGACTACAAGTTGGAGAAGAACACATTGAAGCGTTATGGCCTTATGGGTGAGTTGTTTAAGCAATTTGTTAGTGTTCTTCGTGCAAATGAGTCTGACATTGTATTTATTTGTCACGACAAAGAAAATACAGATGGAGACATAACAAAACATTCACCTGATTGCACCGGTCAGTCGAAAGACTTGCTAATACGTATTGCTGATCAGGTTGGTTATATATGCAAGGAGAACAATAACCGAGTAATAAAATTTGAGCCAACAGACAATCGAGTAGGAAAGAATGTGGCTGAAATTCCAGATACATGGGTTCCAAATTATGGAACTGCAGAGTTTGAAACTTGTATGGCAGACATAATTAAGCGTGTAAAAAAAGCCATTGTATCAAAGTCTGATGCTCAGGTCAAGGCACAGAAAGATGTCGATGAAGCTCGTGGAAAACTTGCGGCCGTAAAGACTGTAGATGAAGCCAATGACCTCATTGTTGTAGCTCATGGACTTGCGAAGATTCATCAAAAAGCCTTTATGAACCAAATGATCAAAGAACTTGCTGAGAAAGGAATTATGTTCGACAAGAAAACTAAAAAGTTTGTAAAGAATGAAGAAACCGCTAGTTCGGGTGACGCTGCTTGAAAGCTTCAGACGCTACATATCAGGCGATTATGCTTATGTGGATGAACAAAGTGTTATAGATAATATAACAAAGAAGTTTGAAGGGAACGACTATACACGTATAGGTACTGCCTTTCACTCCATCGTGGAGACGGGCAAACCTATATGTGAAGTTGTTCAAGAAGGAGAGCGACATTTCACCTATTATAATAAAGACAAGGTAGAACATGTTCCATGCGGAAGAAAGTTCGTATATGATGGCGGCGAGGTTGTTCTTGATATTCCACAATGTAAGGTTGCGCTTGAATACCGAAATGAGCATATCGAAGCTTTCCACGAAGTAAGAGAATATAAAGACTTTGGGAGAGCTGTAGTTACAGGCTGTGCCGACATGATAGATGGAATAGAAATACGAGATATAAAGACAAAATATAGTACGGTTTCGGCTGATGATTATATAAACAGTTGTCAGTGGAAGTATTATCTTGAACTTTTCGAGGCTGACACTTTTCACTTTGACCTGTTTGTTTTTGAAGACTACAACAAAGACAAACATAAAGGTGATGTTCGTGGCTTGAAATTATCTCGAATTAATCCACCTATAACTTGTTATAGATACCCACAAATGGAGAATGACAATAAAGCTTTACTTAATTGCTTCATGGACTGGGTTGAATACAGAAATTTATTATGTTATTTACCAACAGTAGAGACAAATGGCTAATACAATGACTGGAAGAATCTTGGCAATCGGTAATGTAGAGTCGATTCCAAGTAAGAATGGAGATAAAACATTCACTAAAAGAACATTGGTATTGAACTGTACACGTTCAAACTTTGGTGAGGTGTATGAAAATTATCCGAGTTTTGAATTCGCAGGACATCATATCGACGATCCAGTTGCATTTAAAGTGGGAGATATTGTAACGGTATCATTCGTTGTTCAGGGAAATAAGTATAAAAAGGACAATCAACCTGAGAAGTTCTTTAATACTATAGCTGGGTATAAAATAGAGCCTTATAATCGTACTGTGACGAATCAAAGCTCCTCGTCACAACAAACTCTACAGCAACCCGTGACGCAACAGAACACAGTACAAAATGACGATGACTTGCCGTTCTAATGATATTCAATCTTAAAAATGAAGTTGACAGAGTACGCTATAAGGACTATTGTAATGGGCTTTATAGCGATGCTCAAAAGACTCTAAATGCATTTATTGTGGAGGTTAAGAAAAAACATCGTCCGCGTTCTATTGCACAGAATAGTTATCTTCATGTGTGTCTTGCTTACTTTGCATCGGAATTTGGCTATAATCTTGAAGAGGTGAAATACAACATCTTCAAAAAGATAGTTAATCAAGATATATTCTCAAAGCAAAGGATTAGTAAGCGAGGACAAATGGTAACTTATTGGCGTAGTACGGCTGATTTAGACACAAAAGAACTTACCGATGCAATAGAGAGATTTCGCAACTATTCGGCAATGGTTGCCGGATTGTATATACCGGAGCCGAATGAGGAAGATGCCTTATTGGAAGCTCAGAAACAAATAGCATTATACGAAAAATATTTATAATTATGAAAGCAGATTTGAAGAATTACACACCAACAAATGTAGAGTATATAATTGAAGAAGATGCAAAGGAATTGTTTCCTTTAAGTCTTGATTTCTCCTCTCTTGGAGAGAATAAACTCAATGGAGAGAAACCTATAACAAACAAACGTGATGCATTGAAGTTCATTGGCAATATGTTCACTGCTACATTCCCTGACAACGAGCTTGTTACACGCAAACTCGATGACTTCGAGAAGAATAATATTCGTGAAGAATATTGCACTCTTGAAGAAAATGATGTTCCTAAGCGTAAGTTAGAATTAGAGATTGCCATCGAAAAAGCCAAGAAGATGAAGAAAGACGCTGAGGAAGCATATGCCTCTGTACTTATGGAGGTTGCAAAGTATGCAGCAGAGGTTAAGCTTGGCACTGTAGATGTGAGACTTAAGGCCAAAGATACTTTTGGCATTGCTTTAGCTGGGTATTATCTCGTATATTCATGGGACAACACAAAAGAAATTTTTGTACTTGCCAAAGCCTATGAGATACCCGACAGAACGGAGCTTTGGGCAAACGAAGAGAAGAACAGAAAGGCAATGAAGGAGTTGTTTGACTTAGATTTCCCAGAAGTTGAACAGAGTCAAACTGCCATAGAAGAAAATACCGATAATACAGAAGATGATGATTTGCCATTTGGGGAATAATGTATAACCTAAGATATTATCAGAAAGAAGCAAGTGATGCTGCCGTTAAGTTGTTTACTGGCAAGACGGATAATAACGGTTTGATTGTAATACCAACTGGTGGTGGAAAATCTCTTATTCTAGCAGATATAGCTTCTCGGCTTGAAGGACCTCTATTGGTCTTTCAGCCGAGCAAGGAAATATTACAGCAGAATTTTGCAAAGTTACAGAGCTATGGTATAATTGACTGTGGTTGTTACAGCGCATCTGTTGGATGTAAGGATATTAATAGAATAACATTTGCTACCATCGGTAGTGTAATGAACCATATGAGAGACTTTGATTGTTTCAAGAATATCATTGTTGATGAAGCTCATTATGTAAATTCCAAGGCAGGTCAGTACAAACAATTCATTGAGGCCAAAAATAGGCAAGTTGTAGGACTGACAGCGACCCCGTATAGACTTGATAAGTGTATAGGTGGCTCAATGTTGAAATTTCTCACACGAACACGTCCGAGAATATTCTCAAAAGTGATATACTGCTGCCAGATAGGAGAATTGTTATCAAAGGGATTTCTTGCCTCATTGAACTATTATGACTTGACATCAATAGACTTACGGCGTGTTAGGAGCAATTCAACTGGTGCAGACTATGATGAGAAAAGTCTTATTGCTGAATACGAGAGAAGCGGGTTCTATGACAAGTTATCAAATACGGTAATAAATGTCATGCACCCTAAAAGCGGTGTGCCACGTAAAGGAATATTGGTGTTCACTGCGTTCAGAAAAGAATCGGAAAGTCTTGTATGTAAACTCCAGTCATTGGGGGTGGAAGCAGCAATCGTCACATGCGATACACCAAAGAAAGAACGTGAAAATGTTCTAGACAGGTTTAAGAAAGGTGAAATCAAGGTGGTTAGTAATTGTGGTACTCTCACGACAGGATTTGACTACCCTGAGTTAGACACGATAATTTTAGCAAGACCAACAAAATCTCTCGCTCTTTATTACCAAATGGTAGGGCGTGCTATAAGACCGTCAATCAATAAAGAAGGTTGGGTCGTTGATCTTGCTGGAAATTACAGACGCTTTGGAAATGTAGCAGATTTATATATTGCGAGACCGCCAGGAACTACAAGGTGGGATGTTTATTCAAGAGGAAGACAACTAACGAGTACAATGTTATGACAATAAAATACAATACGTATGAATCAGTGTTGGGCATTGACTATATAACACCATGTCCACATGAACAAAAGGGGAAGTATACTCACGTAATTATAAATGTAGGGAGTAAAGCCTGTTGCAGATGCCCTTATCATATGGGTAAAGAGACAGATTATGTTAAATGTAAATTAAATGAGAAAGATGTTTCCGTTTTACAGAAAGAAAAAGAAGAAATCATCGTTGCCCAAAAAGAATGGTGGCGTTGATTTGGTGAAGAAGCTTGATAGAGTCTTCGCTTATTATATTCGTCTTAGAGACATTATGCCGAATGGCATGGGGAAATGTATCAGTTGTGGAAAGATAAAGCCATACAGGGAACTTGATTGCGGTCATTTCTATGGTCGCACTAATATGGCAACTCGTTTTGATGAAGACAATTGTAATGGTGAATGTAGAGGATGCAACAGAGCGTCCTCCGACCATTTGATATTTTATCAAGAAAATCTTATAAAAAAGATTGGTATTGCACGGTTTTCGTCACTACGTGAGAAAGCACACTCGACAAAAAAATGGGAAGCGGAAGAACTTCAAAGAATGATAGATTATTACTCTAAAGAAGTAAAAAGACTAAGTTATGAAAAGGGAATTCATGTTAACGTATAAAATAAAAGCTCCACGTTTCACAACGTAGAGCTTATTAAACCAATTAAATTCATTAAAGATTAATGAATTGTACTTGCAAAATTATAAAAAAATCTTGAATGTACAAATGTTTATACTTATGAACACCTTCAAAAGCAACACTTGCGTAGAAAAATCCATAAAGATATTACTTATCACAAAGATACATAAAAAATAGCGTATATGCAAAAATATCAATATGAATATATGGATAATTTAGTATATTTAACTATAAAAATTCGTATGATTGCATACAATTCTGTATCTTTGCTTATAGAAAAAAACCATAAAAATATGAAACAAAAGAATATATACGATTTAGTATTATGCAACAATCATAAGATGTTTGATTTAGCGATTTGTAATAATGGCGCAATATTATCTGTGGCATTATTTGGTATCGTCTTGCATAGTGACTTTAATACAGTTTTGCCCCGACAATGATTGATGAACTATGAGAAAGGTTGATTACTCGAAATTGCTCAATGCCTTTTGGGAAAAGAGGTTAGTTTGCACGCTGACAAGTTGCGAAGCAGATTTTTATTTCTATTTGCTGAAACAATGCGACTTGGGTAACTGGGCAAACCCGTTCAAATTGCCGACGAAGAAGTGTGAGCTTGAGCTTGACTTCACTAGAAAAACAATTAGTAACGTAAGAAATTCTTTGAGTCAAAAGGGTTTTATCAAATTTAGGGCAAGTAAAGTAAGAGGCGAAGTTGCTGAGTATGAAATAGTAGGGCTTGATGCGTTTCTTACGGAAACACAAAGTGAAACGCAAAAGGGTACACAAACGGAAACACAAAGTGAAACGCAAAAGGGTACACAAACGGAAACACAAAGTGAAAGAAAAAAAGAAGACATTCCCCCCATACCCCCTATAGAAGAAAAAAAGAAAGAAGTGTCTTATCAGACGGATAGCGGTCGCTCGACCGCTGGGACTTTACACCAACGTTGCCGTAAGTTTTTTGAAGCATACATAACCGAGCGTTACCCAGAAGAATATTACTGGACTGCAAAAGACGCAGGACAGTTAAAAACACTTCTAAACGCCATTAGGTTTACTCGTAAAAGCCATAAGGCGGAAGATGGGCGTGCAGACCCTCGCCCGATAGATGACGAGAGCATGTTTAGCGCATTCAGGGCTTTTGTGGAGTATGCATATAACAAAGGCGATACATGGCTTCTTGGTAACTTCACGATACCAAACCTAAGTTCGAGATATAATTCATTACGTCAAACCAAAAACAGGACAGAGATAAATGGAACACATCGTAGAAAAGAGTCAGGCGTACCAGTCTACGCTGACAAGTGCGAATATGACAAGGGGTTTGCGTCTCCCATTAAGTGATAAGGACGTAAAGAACTTAATTTACGGCTTCTACAAAAGGGAAGTCGAAGTAAGGAAGCGTACTTTTCGATTCACAGCCAAACTACGAAACAACATTTCACGAATAGGAGACTTTCTAACTACCGAAGATAATTATTACGGCTTATTCATGCCTGGAACTGTCGGAAATGGTAAAACAACAATGATGCGTGCCATAAAGGATTTATTTGTCTATCTGATAGACAAAGAGAAAATAACTTACTGTGAGGGAGATAAATATCCGACATTTCTTACTGCAAGAGAATTGGCTGAAATATCACGTGACAAAAACTCATTTAAAATAGTCAAGAATACAAAATATCTGTTCATTGATGATTTGGGAGCAGAGCCAGTGGAGATTTCCAATTATGGCAATTTCGTCTATCCTTATATAGACGTGCTTGAATACCGCTACGACCGGTTGTTACCTACGTTCATTTCATCTAACTTCAATGCAAGTGATTTATGTAATAAGTATGAAAGTGAACGTGTAAAAGATAGAATGAAGGAAATGTTTCAAATAATAAGTTTCAAGGAGGAAAGTTTCAGATGAATACTGACAATAGAAATGTACCACTTATAAATGACTTAGAGGAAGAAAAATACGTCATTGGCTGTTTGTTAGTAGACCAAACAGCTTATACTATAGCAAGTCAGCATCTGGATGAGAAATGCTTTTACAACGATGAATGCAAGAGCATTTGGCTTGCAATAGATACAATGGGTAAGAATGGAACTCCTATAGACTTGATTACCGTAACGGCAGAATTAGCGAAAGGAAAGTCCCACATATCGGCTGTTGACCTCGTAAAAATTACAGCAAAAGTTGCCACAACTGTAGGCATGGAGTACCACATATTGCGTCTTGTTGATCTAAGTCGCCGCCGTCAAATGTGGCTTATAGGGCAAAAATTGTCAAGCGTGGGATTATCTGAAACTATTTCCACGTCTGATGCGCATCAACAAGCTATTGACGGCATAAATGGAGTTTTTGAGAAAGCAGAAGGAGTTTATACACTTGAAGACTCAATAAGAAGCCTAAATAGTATTATAAGCTTAAACATGCAGCATGGAGGTGTAACAACTGGAACAAAAACAGGATTTGAACAGTTTGATGCAAAAGGAGGTCTTCAAAAATCAGACTTGATTATAGTAGCTGGTGAGACATCAATGGGAAAGTCAAGTCTTGCATTGACCATAACACGACACGCAATAGAAAATGACGCAAAAATTGCTTTCTATTCCATGGAAATGACAAAAGAACAATTGGCAGCGCGTATGATTTCTGCTAAAACTAGAATTCCAGCCAACACTATTCTATATTCTGGCAGTATGTCTTCCGAGGAATTAAAACTTATAGATGAAGCTCGTGGTGCCCTTCCTGGTAACAACCTTTTCTTCGACGATAAAAGTACGTCTAATATTGATTCTATATTACTATCTATACGAATGATGAAACTCAAATCTAACATAGACGGAGCAGTCGTTGACTACTTGCAGATTCTAAATGTAAACTCAAAAAATACAAGTTTCAGCCGTGAACAAGCGATGGGTGATGCAGCACGCAGATTCAAGAATCTTGCAAAAGAACTTGGTATATGGATAATTGCGCTAAGTCAGCTGTCGCGAGACAGTAACAATCCTGAACCAAATCTTAACCGTCTACGTGATAGTGGACAGATAGGAGAGGCAGCCGATGTAGTAATGCTTATTTATCGTCCAGAGTATTATAACAGAAGCTACCCAGCACCATATGATAATAGAGAAGAATATCCTATAGAAGGTACAGCCATGGTAGATGTAGCGAAAGGACGAAATATTGGAACGTTCAAGTTTTTCCTTGGATTTGACAAAAAAACCACCAATTTCTATGTGTCAGATGTATTCTCAAATACATCACCATTAACAGATGAAAACGAACCCATAGAAGAAGATGCACCATTCTGAAAATCAATGAGTTACGAGCGTCGTATGTTTAGTATTTTTAACTAAAATATCTATTAGTATATTTGCATATATGTGGATATATTAGTACCTTTGCATATAGAAAGATGGGAGGTACATTTGATTAACCTGACCCTCCCAATAAGTTGAACCAATTAAATATAAAGATTATGAAAGCAATAAAAATTGATAACTTTCCTGAGTCAAAAGTAATCTTACTCGTAGAAAATAACATAACATTCGCATATAACTGGGGACACGTAATGATGATAGGCACATGCAGTGTAGAGAAATTAAAGAAACGTTTGATAAAAATAGGTATGTCTCCTTCTGAGGTTGAGAGTCTTTCTTGTGATGTTGTTGACCTTGATAAGGTAGACGATGTGTATGATTTTTAACCGATTAAAATTAGAAAGCAATGACAAAACAAGAAGAAATAGAAGTATTGCAATCACTTAAAGGTGATACTTATTTTGCACAGAAATTTGGTGCTGACATTGACACAATGTGCGAGAATATAAAGAATGATTTTGCAATTGAATGCGGTTGTACATTCAACAAAGAAACTGAGGTTTTGCGCAAAGAAATAGAAAACGTCAAAACTGCAGCAAAAGATATGATTACAAATTTTGCACATAAAATCATTGTTTCGCTTAACAAAGGTAACGACACTGATGTAATGTGTTATCAAGCTGTAGAAGAAATAATTGGTATAGAAGAGATAATTAAATTCAAGTATTCTCAAAATATCGAATTGGATGAAAGCGAAATTAAGTATCTTGTAGAAAGTTTGGACAAATGATAAAAATTAACGGTATCACATACGAAGTAGGCTTGTCAATGGAAGTAGCAGGAACGATGTGGTTCTTTCGTAAGACCGTAGAATGGCGAGAGACCACACGCCACTTTTGGACAAAGCAGGCTCTTGAGAAATACCTCCGCACTCTGCCGAACAAGATAATCAAGCGTGAGGTTCTTGCAATGCTCAGGCAGACGCACGGTAGGGCAGAAGCCATAAGACGATAATCCGTTCAGCGACACCTACAACGTAACAATAACAATTTAAAACATACGATTATGGAAAAATACAAAGTTTACACTAACTACAGCAGAAAGTACGGAAAACAAGCTGGCATCAAGGCTCGTTCGGTCAAAGAGGTAATTGAGTGTGCTAAGAGAGCAGGAGATACCATTACGGCAGCAGATATTAAGCTATTGAATAGCACACGAAAAAATAAGTACTGCTACGGCTGGAACATTTACACCAACTACGGCTACGGATGGGAAGTAGAATCAACCTACGACAAGAAAGAAACCTCTTACGCACAAGTCAAGAAAGATGCACGAGAATACCGCATCGCAGGTGCTAACGTGAGGATTACGAAAACAAGATGGTTCAACGACTAACAGAAGATAAGGAGGGGCAACGCCCCCTCCAAGGCTTCGCAAACATCAATAACAACGATAAACATACACTATGGAAGAGAAAACAGTAACACTAACAAACGACGATGTCAAGAATATTACATTCTTGATATTTGACGAAATAAATCGTCTTGATTCTCGCATAAGAGTTTTAGACGAAAAGAGCGCACCGCTATTAGTTAGAAAAAGAGAGGTTCTTCGTGTCCTCTTTAAGAAATTAAATAAGTAACATATAACAATAATCCCCCTCTTCCGTGAGCGACAGGCGCACATCACGTTCGAGACGTGACACGGAACTATTAACATTAAAAACATACGATTATGGAAAAGAACTTGAATGAGATTTTAAAGCGTGATGACTACAAAAAGTTGACAAAACAGCTCAAAGAGCGTGTTGAAAAAATCGCTTGTAGTATCGCTGTTAAGATGTTCGACCTTGACATCGAGCGTGAAATAATAAAGATAGATGATGTGCAGGTAACCTGCAATAGAGTACGTTCGAGCGGTGGCGCTTACGACTTTCTTGCCATTGGACGAGAAGATGGTTATGGTACTAACTGGTACTCACTTGAAGACGTCAATCATTCATATTACTATTGTGGTGATTACGACGCCCGTGTGTGTGGATGCACAAATAAAGAGGCTCTATGTTTCCTCAATGTCGCATCTAAGATTATCGAACGTCTTGACGAGATAGAACGAGCACAGGTCAAGGAGATACAAAAAGCCCTTGACAACACAAATGACTTGTAAACCCACAGCCGTGACGATTGAAAGGCAAGCGGAGCGAGACCGCACACTGCACAACACTACGTAGAATGCGGTACAGATTTTCGTTTGAAATTCCTTTGAGCCATCCGCACAAAATGACTGAAAGAGAAACCGGAAGGAGAAAATCTACACTCAGTCGCACGCACTTATAACTGCCGTTCCGCTTGCGGACGCATAAGCAGCAGCACAGAAAGAGAGTGCTTAATATCTCACCGTCAAACCTTAGTGAAGACGTAAAATCATAAGGCGTGAGAAAACATGGCAAACCTGTGTGCCGTACAGAATACGGCACGTTGAAACAAACGTTAAGTAAAAGATGATAACTTTATACAATCCGTTGGGCGAAAACGTAAAGCGCAACATTTATTAATTCTAAAAAGCAAATAATATGGAAACAGCATCAATAGATATTGAGATAGGAACAGTTTGTAAGGGTAAAATGATGAAAAATAAGGTCACATTACAAATTCCCAGAGAAGCAGCCATTATAATAAGTAAGGCGTGGCAATCAAAAGAACTTCCACAGCGTGAAGCTATCGTAGCACACAACCTTCTTGGTAATCAAATAGCGCACTGCGACCTTGTAATAGACAATGGTATTGCTGGTGGTATGCTTAATATGGTCAAAGAAGACACCGACTTCCAAAGGTGCTTTCGCATTATAGAATACGATGAATAAAATGATATGACAGCTCAAAATATCAATACACGTTACAGTTGCGAAACATGCGAAGCTGCTGACAAATATGGCAGAGGGTGCAAATACGGACTTATGTTCCCAGTTATGTTAACCATAGCGAAAGCCAACAAATGTCCAAATTATAAATTCAAAAACAAAGAATGATATGATAGAAATTCCAAAAGCAAACGCGATAGAAGAGCAAGAGAACGAACTTGCACAGTGGGTTCTTGACAATCTTAAAGACAGAAAGGAAGTACAGATACTTCAGCGAACCGAAGGCTGCTGTGCTGGCAACTGGGTCGGGAGTCTGCCAAATGAAAAATGGCACGTGTCTTCGTTTGAAGCGGTAAATAATGTTGTACGAGCGTTTCGCCGACAAGGATATGCCGTTACTGAACGCCATTCAAAGTACTATCCAACGGCATATATACTTTTCAGAAAGTAAAAACTGTGTATTATGAACTTATTTTCAAACAATCTCGATTTTTATCCTACACCAAATGAGGTTATAGAGCAAATGATGTTAGGGGAAGATTATGTAGGCAAGACCGTATTAGAGCCTTCTGCTGGTAGCGGCAATATTGTCAAATGGCTAAAACTAAATGGCAGTTGTAATGTTGTTGCCTGTGAGAATGACCTTACTCTACGAAATTTGCTCGGCAACGTTTGCCCTCTTGTTGGCGATGATTTTCTCAAGCTAACAGCTGACCAAGTTAGCTATGTTGACCTTATAGTAATGAATCCGCCATTCAGCCATGGGGCGGAGCATATTATGCACGCTTGGGAGATAGCTCCGTCCGGATGCACAATAATTGCCTTGTGTAACAGCACAAATGTCAATGCTACTTGTTATAGAGAGTACCGTAAATTGCAAGAGGTAGTCAAGCTGTATGGCAGTTCCGAATTTTTGGGAGACGTATTCAGCACGTCTGAGCGTAAAACAAATGTAAATGTGTCGCTTGTGAAGCTCTATAAACAAGCAGATGGTGAAGATGAATTTTCAGGCTACTTTTTCTCGCAAGAGGATGAAGATGCCGCCAACCAGAACACCAAAGAAGGTCTGATGCCATATAATGTTGTGCGTGACTTGGTTAATCGCTATATTTCTGCTGTTAAACTTTTTGATAGCGTAATGGAAGCGTCAAATCAGATTAATGAAATAGCAAAGGTAGAAAAATTCAGCTTGCCTATATATTTCACTGCCGTCAACGCAGAAGAACGTTCTACAACAATCACAAGAGCGCAGTACAAAAAAGAGTTGCAAAAATACTACTGGAGGGTTATTTTCAGAAAGTTAAACATGGAGAAGTTTGCAACTTCTAAATTGCATCAGCAGATTAACCGTTTTGTCGAGAAGCAAAGTAATGTGCCGTTCACTATGAAGAACGTGTACAGTGTGCTTAATATGGTCATACAGACTACTGGGCAGCGTATGAGAACAGCTTTATCTGAAGCATTCGACCTTATATGTTCCTTGTCGGCAGAAAACAGCACAGCTGGTGAGACATGGAAGACAAATGCGAACTACATGGTTAACAGAAAATTCATCGTGTCTTGGATTACTGAATACGACACACGCTGGCCGAATCCTTTTGTTAGACTAAAAATAGGAGGTAATAAAGACAAAATCGAAGATATATGCAAAGCATTATGTTTTCTAACTGGTACAGATTACAACAACATGGAAAGCCTAAGCTCCTTTGTGGGAGAAAATCAATTAGCATGGGGAGGTTGGTTTGATTGGGGATTTTTCCGTTGTAGAGCGTACAAGAAGGGAACTATGCACTTTGAGTTTAAAGACGAAAAAGTGTGGATGATGTTCAATCAAGAAGTCGCCAAAGAACGAGGCTGGAGCTTACCTAAAAAACAAACAAAAAATAAATAATATGGAACAAGATAAAATATTGACTCACGTCTACGTCGTAGACGTTGAATCGAAACAGCAAGATAAAGACAATAGCAATGATGTTTGTGATATACATTCAGGAGTCCTTCGTGTCTTCGCGAATAAAGAGGATGCGTTAGCTTACGTTCGTAAATACTATGATGAATGTAAATTGACAAGTAAGAGTATTGAAATCTTTGAAAATGGTAAAGGATATTTTTCTGTTAAAGTAAATACATGGAGTGACAACATTCCTGGTTCTGTGTCTGTAGGTGGTGAGAAATTAGAAAACAGAACATGTAAAACAAAAGTTAGTTGTTATGCAACGGAAATAACAACAAGCTTTGACAATGAAAAAATTTCTCTTGATGATGATTACTACGATGAATTCATTGGATAGAATATGGAAATATACACGCCTAAAATGCTCGCAGAGAGATTTAATGTAACAACCCTTAATCCCTACAATATAGAGTTCGAAGAGCCTGTGAAAGTACAAGGTAGAAAGATGTATAATGATGCTGAAGCTGTTAGCTTGTCTGTCACAGAAAACTTAAAGTTTGGCTTTTCGGCTGTTGTATATGTAGTTGTAGCAGGGCATTATAGAAAGATTAATTGGAATAATCTCTCAGATAGTGAAAAAATAAAAATACAATTTAACTTAAATCTATAGATTATGGTAAAAGGAACTGAAACATTCAAGAAAGTAATTAAAGGTTATCTTGATAATCGAGCTGCAAATGATGATTTATTTGCAATGCGTTATAAAAGAGAGGGTAAATCTGTAGATGAGTGTTGTGATTACATCATCGAGCAAGTTAAGAAGTCAGGGAATTGTGGGTTTGATGACGATGAAATCTTTGGTATGGCCATACACTATTATGATGAGGATGATGTAAAAATACAAGGTAGTATTACAAATTGTAAAGTGGTCGTAAATCTTTCTGACCATACTAAAGAAGAACTTGAAAAGCAAGCAAGTGAAGAATACAAAGAGCGGTGTATCGCGAAGTTGGAATCTGCTGAGAAAGCCAAGAAAGAATGTGCAATACGTAAAGCACAAGAAAAGAAAAAAAATGAAGAGGCTGTAGGACAACTTAATTTATTTGATATTTAAACTAAACTATATGAAACCACGAAACAAGTTAGAAAGAGAAGTCGTTACTTTATCTGCACATCTTCCTGTACTTTCTTTGACTCAAGAGAATTGGGCGAAAAGAAAACTCATTCAAATTGAAGATGCTTATAAACGCTCATCACGTATAACAGCTAGTGCATTTCTTATTGTAACAACTTTCAAAGGATGGCAGGTAATAAGATACTATATGATGTACACAAAAGTTGCATATCATAAAGCAAAAAAAACATGGTTCGTAGAATGTTTTCAGCATTGGTTGAAAGATGGAAAATATGTGTTCCTTTCAAGACCTAGGAGAATGGGTTACTTGAATGATGCTTTTATCCCATTTGCTGAAATGACAGTAAAACATGAATATTGCTCTTATCTTGGTGATCCTCGTGATGTCTGTGGATGGTCTGGTGTATATTTTGCAAGGGTTCAAGATAAGTATAAGTATATCCTACGTGACAAAAAAAGCATAGATATAGATGTTTTGATGCGCACAGTGAATGCAAGTCCGTTTAATGAGACACTGTTACGTAAATATCCTAAAGTATGGGAAGAAAGCAGGATTAAGGGGTTTATATATGATACTGAGAAAACATCGGCAATAAAGATAGCGATACGCCATAAATATGACATAACTTCCGAATGGTACGATATGATAGACAATCTCGCATATCTTGGTAAAGACTTACACAACCCTACATTAGTGTGTCCTACAGATATACATGAAGCTCACGACAAATGGATGGCTGCAGCTCAAAGAAAGAAAGAACATATGTCAGATAAAATGGCAAAAATAAGGCAGCTATCAGAAGAAAAGACAGAACTTCGTCGCTTAGAAGAAACAGAGAGACGCAACGAGAAGCAACGCAAGGAAGCTATGTCTCTTATGACGCTGTATTTAAAAACTAGAAAACGTTATTTTGATATGGATATTACAGATGGTATAATACATATACAAGTGTTAAAGTCAATAGAGGAATTCTACGAAGAAGGTAAAGAAATGTGCCACTGTGTATTTTCAAATGGATATTACAATATACAAAAGAAGCCTAACTGTCTTATTCTGTCAGCAAAGATTAACGGCAAACGCACAGAAACTATAGAGGTGGATTTATCATCGTACTCTGTAATTCAATGTCGTGGAAAACACAATATGAACAGCCAATATCACAATCAGATTATGGATTTGATTAACTCTAACTTGTGGCAGATAAAACTATTACATGAACACCAAGCAAAAGCAGTATGAAAAAATGGTGTTTTAGATTAATGTCTTCATTGATATATTTGCATATATGCGAAAAATTTAGTATCTTTGTATATGGAGAAAATACGGTAGCAATAACTACCAAACACTATCATAATCAGTTAAACCAATTAAATTCAGAATATTATGAATACCAATAAACAACTTTAGAAATTACTAAGAATAGATATATTTTATGTTAAAATATAGTTAATAATCAGCATATTATGCTGTATATATCAAAATAATCACTATTTTTGCAATCAAATGATATACGAATACGACAAATTACGAGAGTATATTAAGCGATGTAAGTGGAATTGGGCGACAACAATGATAGATGTTCCACATGAATACATCGTAAGAAATAAAAGTGCTATATCAGACGAAGAGTTTCAGTATTTTGTAGAAGCCCAACGAGAATATGGAGTACATGAAAGATGGGGTAAGTATAATCTACAATATATATACATCGATGGATATAAATACTGGACAATGGGTTGGCCGCCAGTAGAGACAACAATCATTAATAGACAAAAAGTCTTCAATGAATTTGATTTTCTCGATTGGCCTATTCCAAAACTTCATACAAACCAAGAAATGGACATAATGGCAAAGACCATCCTCTATACATTTAAAGATAAAAAAGTATTCGAGGCTGGCATTGGAAATGGCGATTTTGTAAAGCTAACAAAAATAAAGCCTGAAATGTATTATGGAGTAGATTCAAGCAAAAAGGCGATAAAGCAATTCCGAGCAAACGCATTAGGATTTTATCGACGCTGCTCAACAAATTCGTTTGAGGAATCCATCAATAGATGGTTATCTGCTGACAGTGTAGTTATTTCTCTATTTGGAACAGCTTCGTATTTTATGCACCAATATTTAGAGAAACTTGGTGAGAGTGGACTTGATTACTGTTTGATGTTTTATCGAGAGGATTTTGAACCAGAAGAATTCAAAGAAATGCATCATTTCAAGTATGACCGTGTACAATTAAAAGCAATGTTTCCTGGTTGCAATATCTACAATCACCAAAAGTACATAACAATATCAAGTAAAAAATTGATTTGGCAAAAACCAACGGTAGAAAATGAATTATTCCCAGTATGATGACATAGCAGTCAAGTACGACGACCTCTTTCGTGATGAAAGAAGTTTAGTTGAGAACCGTGAGGTGGGGGCAATGCTCCCACCTCTAAAAGGTTCAATTTTAGACATAGGTTGCGGTACTGGATTGCTAACGGAGATTTACAATGTTTCTCCAAATGATTATCTTGGTATTGATCCAAGTAAGGGTATGTTATCGCAATTTAAAGCGAAGCATCCAGAGTTTACAGATAGGTTGATTAATAGTCCTTTTACAGGACATGGCTTTGCTGGTAAAAAGTTTGACAACATAATAGCTTTGTTTGGCTCACCGTCATATCTCTCTGCATATGCATTGATTGCTATATCTAAGAGTAACGCAAGGAAGTTTCTTATGTTCTACAAGGAGGATTATCACCCCGTAACATATGAAAAATGTGATGTTGAGTTTCGTCATAACATTTACTCTAAGAAAGTTCTTGAACATATCTTTGGTAAAAACACCATTTCAGAATATCACAACTATATAATTGTAAATGACTATGAAACAGAAAGGATTGCGCTATGATGGAAGTATTGATAAATACCCCATTACACAAGGAGAAGTATACAGTTTAGCCAACGGCAGTAAAATTACTATTGCCGATATAACTTTAGAAATCCCAGAGTTTTCCAAAAATGCCGATTGCGTATTTATAGACCCGGCAGGAAATAAAGGTGTGCTAAAAGCGTATTATACAAAAGCAGAAAAGGAGTGTCCGGTACAAAGTTTTGACGAGTTTGTTGCACATATTAAAAAGTGTATCGAACAGATAAATCCTAACAGACTTTTCGTAGAATGCTTTGCTCGTAACAAAAATCAAATCATTCCAATGGTTGAATCATTGTTCCCTTATGTTAAGATTTACAACAGCACATACTATCATAATAAAAAAAATGTGTGTTGGATTGTACAAGGGTCTAAGACGGAAGAAGATTGGGGACTTGAAGGAATGGATGAATGGGATGCTGTCTTCAAGATTTGTAAGGATGTACCATTTAATGCCATAACAGACTTCTTCTTAGGACAAGGACTCGTAGCAGAAGCAGCATATGAAGCCGGAAAGGTTTTCTATGGAAGTGACATGAATCGTAACAGACTTGCTGTAGCAATCAGTCGTATTGCAAAACGTGGAGGAGAATGGACTATTAAAAAATAACTCTCATGATAAAGCTTTCACAAATAATTATCCTCAATATCCCAAAGAGGGAACAAGAGGGTAAATATCTAAAAAAATTAATCGAGACAAGTGCGAAACCATTTGGAATAGATGTAAGCATTTCTATGGATAGAGGATTGGGGTTATGGGACAATTATTCATGTGCACTAACGCAAGAAGTTGCCGAAGGAACACACAGAATGATTATTCATGACGATATTTCTTTTGACAGAAACATATTAAAGAAGATACTCTACATTCTTTCAAATGCTCCGGAAAACAATGTTATAAGTTTTTACAACCCAACGAATGGAGATTACACTGATTGCTTTGAGAAAGGCAAACACGTAATTTCGACACGCTCAAATTTTTGGCTCCAAGCGTGTGTATATCCAAATGACTTTGGGAAAGAGTTCGTAGAGGTTTCTAATAAAATGACAGAAGATCCAGTCTATTACGATGATTCCAGAATGCGAGCTTTCCTACAGTTCAAGAACACTTGCCTTTATGCGATAGTCCCAGGTTTGGTACAACACTTTGGTGCGTATAGAAGTTCTTTTGGAAACCCAGGGAAGGTTGGAAAATTCAAAAGATACAGCAGCACCTACGATAACCAACTTGATGTTGAAAAGGTGAATTGGAAAGAAGAATTTCAAAATCCATATTTGGCCAAGTCAACAAAAGACTTTGTTAAAGAAATAGTAAATAAAGAATTTCTCGATGAATACAAAAAACTCTAAAGAAAACCTCGCTTTAAAATTAGCGAAAGATAATATAGAAGTGGAACAGATGAAGCCGTTGCATATTGAATATGTCAAAGTTGATGATATTTACCCAAATGATTACAACCCTAACACTCATGATGCAGACAGCTTCGACTTGTTGATAAAATCACTGTTGTATTTCGGTTTTACACAACCTATAGTTGTCAACAGATCTACAATGCAAATTGTAGATGGAGAGAATCGTTATCGAGCTGCTTGCGTAATAGGCTACAAAATGGTACCTGTGTGTTTTGTTGAGTTTGACGAGGAAAAATTGAGATACGCAACAATAATGCACAACGCTGCTCGTGGGCATAACAATAGTGAAATAATGAATAAACTTGAGGAATACTTGAATAAAAATTTCAGTAACTCAGTAAATAGGGTATTATTAAAGGACAGAAAATCATGAAGATTCAAAGTAATTATGCATCGGATTTTGAAACTGAAAACTTTGAAAAAGCACCGACGATTGACATTTACGAGTCCAATGGTGACGTAGTTTTCAGACATGACATTAGTAAAGGTGTATCACCCCGTTTTAGAAACGCTGACTGTATATACTCGGAGCCAGCTTGGAGACATGGATATAAAAAATTCATGCAACGTAGCAATACGACGCAATATCCACCATATAAAGATTATCTTTTGAATCAAGAAAAGGTAATTAAAGAACTTGGAATACCAAGCTTCATATTATGTGGAGCGGACATGTTACGAACATTGAAGCCTCAGTGGGTACAAGACATATATTTTTATCCATACAAAGACAAGAAAAACTTCAAAATTGCAGGATACAACTCCGAACAATTTAAATTTAGTTCCGACCATGAGCTCCTAAAAATATTGGCAGAAAAGTTTGATACTATCCTTGATTTCAACTGCGGTTATGGAAATGTTATACCTTTTATTAGAGAAAAGGGAAAACATTTCATCCTCTCTGATATATGTGGACATGCAATATTAAGTAACTGTTCAAAATTAATTTTATAA